GACCATATCTATTCCATCTTTGATGGAGATCGAAAAGGTATCCCTATCCTTAGTATTATTATCAATTTTAATGAAGATTATAAGGGAGCAGACTTGTATTTTTGGGAAGATTATGTTATAACTTTAGGTAAAGGTGACATACTTATGTTCCCATCCTTATTCCTTTATCCTCATGGTGTTACAGAAGCACTTGAAGGAGAACGTTACTCAGGAGTGAGTTGGGCATGGTAACCCAATAAATAATTGACAATCAACGAACCATCTATGACTTATTCAGGCGCAATTGCTGGTAATCTTCCAGACGACCCAAATGAAAATATAGGATCAGGATCAGCAATTCCTGGTATAGAAGTGACTACATCACCAGGACTTTTGAACGAAGATATTACAATCAATACAACTTCAACAGAACCAAATATTACATTCACTCCTGATCCTACGGGTGATGTTAATTTCACAGTAGATCCAGCAGCATTTGTATCTCCAGCAGGTACTGATCCAGAGGTTCTACGTTTGCTAGGTGAGGTCAACACAAAGCTTGATCATCTTCTAGAGCACGCTCATGCACACTTACATGGTACTATCCATATTGCTCCTGGTACAGTTAAAGGTGCTCCTGCCCCGCAATGATCATAAATATTTCTCTGGTGCTACTTGACACAGCCTTGACAGGTGGTGTATTATGGTATTTGTTCGCACGTATCCTATGACCACACGTACCCATACTGTGACTAAGAAGAATCCTAAGCACTCACAAGAGTGGTCTTGGGAAGAAACACCTGAACTGCTAACCGCACTGGAGAAACTTCATGAGAGTTCCAAACTGGCAGCATCACTCAAAGAAAGACCAAAAGCGGTCTCTCAAACCCCAAATGCTGCGCCAAGCAAGAGCAAGACGTAGACAGTTAATAAAGTGTCTACTCAAGACCTCTTCCAGACGGAAGGGGTCTTATACTATGTACATACACGAGGAACCTTATGAACTTAGTCAAGGAATCATTAGCAAAATTGCTTGCACAAGAGGACTTGATTGTAGAGCATCGTCAGGTTTCAACAGCACAGTTTAATGTAGATACTAGAGTACTAACTCTTCCTACTTGGTCACATAGAGTGAATGCAGTGACTGATCTTTTGATTGCACATGAAGTTGGTCACGCACTATACACTCCTAACGAATGGGATCACATCAATGAAGTTCCTCAGCAGTTTGTAAACGTTACAGAGGACATTCGTATCGAGAAGCTAATGAAGCGTAGATACCAAGGTCTTCCTAAGACATTCTTTGCTGGTTATGAGACCCTTTCTGAAGAGGATTTCTTTCAGATTGAAGGTGTTGAATGGTCTAACTTAAATCTCGCAGACAAGTTAAATTTATATTTTAAGATTGGTAATTTTATTGATGTTCCTTTCACTGAAGAAGAGATATCATATCGTGATGAGGCATCTAAGTTAGAGACTTTTGATGATGCACTTAGTCTTGCTAAGAAAATATTTTCCTACTGTCAATCAGAATTAGATAAGAAGAAGGAAGAGCAAGAAGAGGAAGCAGGTGTACAGCAGGAGATGGAATTTAATAAGCCTGAGCATCCTATGTTTGATAATGATGAGCGTCCTGACTTAGGTGAAGATGATACTGAGTATGAAGATACATCTTCTGACACTACTCAAGGATCTGAGCAGGGTGAACCTGGTGAGGAACCTGGTGGTGAGCAAGCAGGTCGTGGTAATGGTCAGGTAGAGAATGGTGAGGCACCAACAGTAAGAACTGCAGATAATCTTGAGCAAGCATTGAAGTTCTTGGTGGATCGCAGTCAGGGACGTGAGAATGTTTATATTGAATTGCCTGACACTATAGGTAAAGATGTAATTGTCAGTAACAAAGAAGTCTCTGCTGAATTGGATGCATACTATACAGCAAAGGAGAACTTAGGTGAAATTAAAGATTTTGCTGATGAGAGTGATCTACATATGGCAAGATATTGGATGAAGAGTTTACAAAATCTTGATGATGATTATCAAAAATTCAAAGTTTCAAATGCTAAAGAAGTCAACTATCTGGTCAAAGAGTTTGAGTGCCGCAAGGCAGCTTCGAGTTATGCTCGTGCTGCTGTTAATCGCACTGGGGTTCTCGATACAACGAAGCTTCATACTTACAGATATAACGAGGATATCTTTAAGAAGGTAACTACTATCCCTAATGGTAAGAACCATGGATTGATCTTTAATGTTGATTGGTCTGGTTCTATGCACACTTCTATCTTACCAACAATCAAACAGTTGATTACATTAGTATCTTTCTGTCGTAAGGTTGGAATTGCTTATGATGTATATCTTTTCACAGATGCATATCGTGCATACTCTAGGGATACATACGATCTTGATCAGAGTGCAAAGAACAAAGTTGTCTGCCATGAATTTAACATGGTTAACATCTTAACTAGCACAGTTAATAATCGTAAGCATGAGAGACAGATAAAGAATGTCTTTAGACTTGCATACTCTCTTGCGTATCGTAGTGTTGGTGTTCCTATGTCTTTAGGTATGGGTGGCACTCCACTTAATGAAGCATTGATTTCTATGAATGAAATCATTCCAGCATTCAGACAGCGTACAGGTGCTGAGAAAGTTCATGTTATTAGTTTAACTGATGGTGAAGGATATCCATGTGGGTATGGTAGTGAGATAGATCGTTATGGTGATCAAGGTGGGCAAAGAGTTTGGAGAAAAAATATAAGTGGAGTTACTTACTTACGTGATCGTAAGACTGGTAGGACATATAAGTTTGATAATGAAATAGATCAGACTGCAACTTATGTTGAGCAACTTAGAGATCGTTTTCCTGAGTGTGAATTTATGAATATCTATCTTCTTGGATCTGGTGAGTGGTCACGCTTCAAGCGTCACTGCATGGGACGTGACTATAGTGGATGGGAAGAAGCAGATAAGCAATGGAAGAAGACTAAAGCTTTTATATGCACAACTTCTTATTGGACAGTACAGTATGCATTACACACTGGTGCCCTAGATAATGATACAGAGTTTGAAGTCGAAGAAGATGCTACTAAAGCTCAGATTAAGAGAGCATTTAGTAAGTCTCTTGGGTCTAAAAAGATGAACAAGAAAATTCTTACATCATTTATTGAGAGGATAGCATGAGTGCATTTGATATTTTTCCAGTTACTCTTCATGAGTATGAGATAGAGGACAAGTCAATCAACCAAAGACTTGTTCCTCTATTAGAAAAGGAAAACTTTCTCAATAATGGTGTTGAGAATATACATCCTATGATGAGGTGTTGGCAGACAGATCATTACCTTCATGAAAAGGAGGTGTACTCAGATCTTATTTCTTTCTTCAAAAAATCTTTGAAAGAATATGTAGAAGAATTGAAAATTGATTGTGAGGAATTGGGTATTAGTATTTGTTGGGGTAATAAGTATCCAAAGAATACTTCTTCTCAACAGATACCTCATGTACATAGGATGAGTTATATTAGTGGGGTTTATTATTTGACTGGTGGTGCACCAATATTCTTTAATGATCCTGTAATACCTAGAACTATCAATTCTTTACAACCGTCAGATAGTATACCTAGGACTGCAATCGTACCTATTAAAGAAGGTCGATTAATTCTCTTCCCTAGTTGGATAGAGCATGGTACTTTACCCCATCAGGATGTAACTAATAGATGGTCAATTGCATTTAATACTATACCCATAGGGAAGATTAATATAGAAAGTAATACAAGTGGCAATCCCAGTTGCATTTTGAAACTAGGGTAACCAGTTGACAAACTGGCACAACCCCCTTACACAGGGGGTTTTTTAATGCTATTGTATATACATACAAAACAAAGGAACCGATGCCATTTGAAAGAAAACTATCAGTGAACTTCGTTGAAGAACTACGTGCTGAATTTGGTACTGAAATCAATGCCGCACAAGTAAAGAGGTTCGCCCGTAGTCGTGATGTTGGTTATCCTACTGTTGCACGTAAGTTGGATCAGTACAAGGTTAAGCGTGGATCTTGGAACCTCACTGTAGAAGAAGGACGTGAGATCCTTGAGAAAGCAATTGCTTCACCTACTGTTCTACCTGCTGTAGAGGAAAATCTTATTCCAGACCTTGATGAAAAGTTTGTCAAGTTTGGAAACTTCAATGACGTTAAGAAGATCATTACATCTAAGGTCTTCTATCCAGCATTTATTACTGGACTATCAGGTAACGGTAAGACCTTCTCTGTAGAGCAAGCATGTGCTCAAGCAAAGAGAGAATTGATCCGTGTAAACATTACAATCGAAACTGATGAAGATGATCTCATTGGCGGCTTCCGTCTTGTTGACGGCGCAACCGTCTGGCACAACGGACCAGTTGTTGAAGCTCTCAACAGAGGGGCTGTCTTGCTCCTTGACGAAATCGACCTT